CCCAAGTAAAGGGCTGTATCTCGATTGGTGTAGTCATGAGGCGGCAAAGTTCGCGGTGGAGCACTGGCACTATAGTAAGGTGATTCCAAAAAGCAAGCTCGCCAAGATCGGGGTGTGGGAAGACGGGACGTTTATCGGAGCTATCATCTTCGGCGTGGGAGCGACAGCGGATTTAGTCAAGGCCTACGGGTTGCGCTCCGAACAGGGATGCGAGCTTGTTAGAGTGGCATTGCGAAAGCACACCGCAAGCGTCACTAGAATGGTGGCCATTGCGCTCAGGATGCTCCACATAGCGTTTCCCGGCATACGTCTTGTGGTTTCCTTCGCCGACCCCTCGCAGGGACACGTTGGAGCAATCTATCAGGGGGGGAACTGGGTATTTTGTGGTCGAAGCGCGGTATCTGACGAGTACATATACAAAGGTAAGAGATGGCAGGGACGGTCATTCCGCAACAGTTTCAAAGGGATGGAACATCACCCAGATGTGCAAACAGTTAAAGGATCGTCGAAATATCGCTATTTGATGCCCTTAGACGCTGCAATGCGTGAGAAGATAGAGAAGTTGAGAAAGCCTTACCCTAAGCGGGTGAAAATGGACGCGGTGAGTACCCCTCACCAGTCGGCAGACGAATCTGACCCACCCGCTCCAACTTACGGTAGAATAGGCAAGAAGGCGGTGCTGAGTGCCGGATAGCGAACAGGACGTGGCTGCAAACACGCAAGGAAACACGCCTTACGTACCAAAGCTGACGCCTGAGATGGATGCGCGGAAGTGGAAACCTGGGGAATCAGGCAATATGTCAGGCCGGCCAAAGCGCAAGCCCCTCACCGACGCCTATGCCGCCCTGCTTGATAAGCCCATTCCTCCCGATATGGCGCGGCAATTAAAGCTAGACGAATCCACCACATACGCACAGGTAATCGCCATGTCGCTGGTGCGTGAGGCCGTGAAGGGTAAGGTAAACGCAGCCGCAGAGGTTGCGGACAGGGTGGAGGGCAGAATCACGCAGCCCATCTCTGGGCCGGATGAGGGACCAATCCAAATCATCACGAGCATCCCCAGGCCACCTAAATAGTGGGCGTATTGTACCCATATATGGTACAATGTACCCATGAGTAGAGTAACGCGGGAGATGTGGCATTGTGATCTGTGCGGATGGGAGTGGATGCCTGATAGCAGCGCAAAGCCTGCGCGGTGCCCTAACCGGGCTTGCCGGTCTCGCAAGTGGGATAATGGGAGCGTAAGCGTAGCGGCTACACTGTCGGTCTCCAAAGCCGAACCCGCTGGTTCGAGTCCAGCCGCTCCCGCCAAATGCACCCAAACCGGCCATACCGGATTCCAACGTGCGGACGGCTACTGGTGCACAAATTGTCGGAGGATGTACCCATGATTAGGCGATTCGTTCTACTGCTGCTTGTCTGCTTGCTCTCTGCAAGCCTTTCAGCACAACACGCCATTGGCCCGGAGCCGCGTGTTCCAGCGAGACCTGTTTCTCAGCCTTCCAACCATGCGGTGATATACGCCACCGTGAGCGCGGCGGTAGTAGTTGGGGCAGTGCTGGTAATCGTGCATCACAGACACCACCGGAGGCATAAAGATGTACACTCACAGGTGAGGTGATCTATGCCAGCCTACAACACTCAGCCAATGCCCACACCCAAGCCTGCGCTCTACACCGGCGACCAGATCGCGCTGGTCAACAATGCCGCATCTGATAGCGGCGTACTAGCCACGGAGCAGGTGGCCATTGCTCCAGCGCCAGGTGATACGGCAACATATTGCACGGTCTTCAACTCCACAAACCAGGCAGTACAGATGCAAGCCGCCCCGTCGGATAGCGCGTCGCTGTACGCATCTCTCGGATCGTCTATCGCAGCCGGTGCGCTTGCTACGATCTCATGCGCTGTGCCTTGGGTGCGCGGCCTGTTTGCCACGGCTCCCACAACCGGATCGCTTGTCATCTACCACGGATAGGCTATGGACACAGTAGAGCGTGACGAGATATACGAATGGGCGATCAACGCGCTCCGAAGTGGGGCGACGATTGATTCTCTCCGCGAGGAGATTGAGGCCGCGTACCGCCACGTGGAAGGCATGAAGCAACGGCCTATTTTCTCAGGCATCTATCCAGATAAGGAGGTTTAAGGGTATGGGTCTATCAGGCGCAGAGCGGTTTGTAATCGACACGCGCAAGATTTACGATCCATACCCTTTCCAGTGCCGCTTCCATGCTTCGGCAGCACCATACGGGTTCATGGGCGGCGCGGCTGGCCCCGGCAAAACGATGGGGATGCTGATGGAGCAGTTCCAAGCGTGCAATGAGTTCAGCACCGAGGACGGTCCCAAGGTCCACACGATTCTGTTCCGGCGTACATTCCCCATGCTTGAAGCCACGGTGATTACCAGGTTCCGCGAGTCGTTTCCCAAGGAGCTTTACCGGCAGTACAATGAGGGCAAGAACCAAGTCACATGGCTGAATGGCGCTACGACCAAGTTCGGCTCGATGCAGTATGAGCATGATGTGTGGGGATGGCAGGGCCAGTGGTTCCACATGGGTTACGATGAGCTTTGCGAGTTCACTTTCAAGCAGTGGGCAAGCGTTGCGGCCTGGAATCGCTGCCCGGTGAGCGATAAGCCCCGCAAGTATGGGGCAGGAAATCCCATCGGTATTGGCGCGATGTGGGTAGAGGATTTGTTCGTTAAGGGCATTCCTTGCATGGGGATGGACGATAGTCAGAAGGCAGCATTTGACCCGGATGACTACGATTACTTTCCGGCGACATACCTCGATAACCCTATCTTTGCCAATGACCCCACGTTCCTCAAGAACCTGGAAGCGTACCCGGCAGATGTGCGCGATGCGCTCAAGTTCGGCCTGTGGGGAGCGGCTGGCGGATACTTCAGAGGCGTGTGGGATGAGAATATCCATGTATTCAAGGATGGCAGCGTTCGGTTCCCAGACTGGTATCGCCGGTGGATTTCAGGCAACTGGGGCTATGAAGACCCGGCAAGCTACTACAAACACTGCATGGGTCCAGATGGTGAGGTCTATACCTACGATGAGTTCTATACGCAACACCTTGACCCTGAGAACCTGGCGGAGGCGCTGGCAGAATGGGCGATGGAAGAGGATGAACACGGAAAGTTGGTAATGCCCAACTTTGTGAACTTCACTCAGTCATTCGATGCAAACTACGCCAAAACAACAGCGACGATGGGCGCGGATATGCGGTCTGTGAATCAGCGCATGACTCCTGTATTGCGTCGTGAGGGCATCCCAATACCGCTGCCAAGCACAAGGGACAAGCTGGGGCGCGATACGCTGATGAGGGAACTTCTGGCCAAGCGAATCAGAGTGGGCGAGGATGCTGGTGGGCACCCGATAGAGATTCCAGGCTGGCAGGTAAGCGACAAGTGTCGCCAGTTACGCCGGATAATCCCAATTGTGAAGTCTGACCCGATTCGTGTTGAGCAGATTGAGGCAGGGATTGGCGGATCTGATTCTCCGCTGCAAGGTTCCGGGTACGGGCTGTATGCAATCTTTGGCCGTCCGGCCTCAAAACCGTTGCAAGTGAGGCAGCAGGAGTATTATGAAGGGTTAAGTCCCAAGGCGGACATGACGGCAAAGAGTGTGCTTATGGCAAAATGGAAGCAGGACAACAATCCGAGGAAGGGGTCAGCATGGGCAGCGCGGCAGTGATATTCGTTCTTTTGGTGGTGGTTGCGATTCAGGCAATCGGGTGGTCAGCTACGGCGAAGAAGAATGTTCAGCTTGAAAAACTCATGCTCGACTGTATTGGAGGCCGAGACGTAACCATTTCTGCCGCGAATGACCGCAATGCCCAGCTTGAGGCCGAAATTCAGCGTCTCCGCAAGATTCCTTTGACACAACCCCAGGAAAAGAGAGATGATTCAACCATCAAGGCCAAGTCTTCGGCGGATGTGCGCCGGTTGACCGAGGCGGCGTTTGGGTTGCAACCTGAGATTGGAGCACAGAATGACATCGAATGAATTCGCACAACTCTTGCAGAATGAGTTGATTCTGCCCCGTGACCCGCACTT